AGTATGGAATGGTTACTGAATCGGCAACTAGGTGTACCACCACACCTAGTTTAGCATCGATGTGCAGGACGACAAAATAGGAAACAACAATTAATATGCTTCCCAGAATCCTGAGATACTCAAGGACCTTATCCGAAGGTGGAGTCGGGTTCGAGGGCAATATAGTAGGTGAGATTGTAGTTGGTATTGACAAATCGCGAGAGGAGTTTTTCCGAGATAACAACTTCATATGTGCCAGGAAGAATCTTGATGTTCTCAACCTTGAAGTTGAGTGAGAATTCAGCATCAGTCGTTCCGACATTGATTGAATACTCGTTAGAAGTATCGTTCTTCTTGTCACGAACAACCAGTTTGACCACACCTGCTTCACCAACAGCACACAGATCAGGCAGTTGATAGACAGCAGATGCTTTCATCAGAGAAGCAAGTTGATCGCTATCAAGACTGAAGCAAACATCTTCTGTTGGCAGAGCGATAGACTTCTCTGGAGGTGCAACAACAACACTAGGATCAGCGAAGAAGTATTTGGTCTTACGATCTTTACCCTCGCGAATCGTAAGGTTAGAGTCAGTAGTGAACTCAATCTGAGGATTAGCATAGAGCGAGACACCATTCAGAAACTGAACGAGATCGTAGATAGCAAAATCTTTCGGAAACTCTTCTTCAACCTCTGCCTCCGCAAGGATGTTCTTCATCACAGACATTGTGCGAAGTTTGTTGCCTTTCTTGAAGAGGATGGACTGGTTGATACCAGCAAAGTTCTTGAGCAGGTTGACAGTTTTTTCAGAAAGTTTCATAGGTTCCCTTAGTTTCATTATGAAGACCAGCAAAGTGGTACAGAAGAATGCAATAGTGAATTGCCTTCAAGATATCTTGCTTTGACTTACCGTTTTTCTTGCCAAAGCGAGACAAGTATTTGATTGCATTGGATCGGCAGAATGGTTCTGCATCACCAATACTCTCGATAAGGTCAAGAGTTTGAGTCTTGGATTGTTTGGATGTATAGTGAGCGTTGTATGTACTGGAAAGATACTCACGAATTTCTTTAAGTGTGAGATCTTCTTCGTACTGCCAGAATCCATTCCTTGCAAGAGCATCAAGATTCAGATTAATCTCATTACCCTCGAATGGATCCTCACGATTGGGATCATTGCGATCATATTCGTAATAATGTGAAGAGTGGTCAGTCATAAGTTCATCATACAATAGTGCCCAAGCATTAGTCATTATATCATTCAGCAGTGTATGTGTCAACGCTGTCTTCAGAAGGCATCACAAAGTCAGCATCAACTTTGTCATAAAGTTCCATGAATGCAGTTTTAGTTTCATCATCAAAACGAGCAGTACAAACATCAATTGCTTTACCTTTGTTACCAAAGATACTGTATGCACGGATGATATGAACCAGACGACGGGTAGAGATGATTTCTTCAATACCACCATCATAGAAAGTCTTGCGGATGATGTCTGCCCAGTCACAAAGGCGCTTGCAGAAGTCTTCATCATTCACATTGACAGTCATGGCGACATTGTGGATGATCTTCATTTCCTGTGCAGGAGTTGGATACTCTTGCTCAAAGGTCACAGGAAAACGCTCCAGGAACGCTTCATTCAAGACATTAGTGCCGATGAAGCGTCCATCATCAGAACCCTTGCCTTTAGTGTTGGCAGTGGCAATGACATTGAATCCTTCAGAAGGTTGAATGAACTTACCAATCTTCTTTAGGAAGACTCCTTTCCCTTCGAGTACTGATTGAAGGCAAAGAATCTTGTTGGAAGCCAGGTCAATCTCGTCAAGCAGTAGAACCGCACCGCGCTCCAAGGCTTCGATGACTGGACCATTGTGCCAAACGGTTTCACCATTGACGAGACGGAATCCACCAATGAGATCATCTTCATCTGTTTCGATAGTAATGTTTACACGGATAAGTTCCCGACCCAATTGAGCACACGCTTGTTCAACCGCGAAAGTCTTTCCGTTACCAGAGAGACCCGTGATGAACGAAGGATAGAATAGACGGGACTGAATAATTTTTTTGAGATCTTTGAAATTACCAAAGTTGACGAAGGTATCATCTTTTTCGGGAATGAGGTTTTGTTCAATAGCAGGCATCGCTGCAGGAGCGTTGTAAGTGCGTTCGATGGTATCAACAGACTGTTGAGTCACTTCAAAGTTCCATTTACCACGACCAGTCTTGTAGTTAGCAATCTTGTTGGTTACTGTCTGATAGTTAGCACCGTTCATCGCGCACCAGGCACGAATGTCGGCAGCGGTCACAGATTCCCCATAAGTGCTTTGCAATGCAGAGCAGATTTCAGAGGTGGAGAATGTCATGATGTGGTTTGGTTGTTTCAACTGAAGTTATTATACACAAAAAAGGGCACCCTATCGGTGCCCCCTGTGACACTTTTCAAAGTGTCCTATCAGTCTTCAGATAACTTGACTTCCTTTACGGGTGCCTTTGCTTTTGGTGCTGCCTTAGGAGCAGGCTTTGGTGCTGGAGCAGGTGCTGCTTCAGGAGCACCTTTACCAAGAAGTTCTCCGAATCTTGACATGGTTTTAATAATTACTTTCTTAGTTATTTATCAAGCAATAAGTTCAATAAACTCACTCAGAACCTTCTTGTTCATTTTCTTATTACGCAGACTCTTTGTGAATGCACTCTTAATCTGAGACTTGGTTGCATCATCCTTAACTTCAAACTCAGAATCTTGACTCATGGCAGATGCAGAGATACCAAAGTACCTATGATATCCAGAGTTCATGATAGAGAATGACTTATTCTTCCTCCAATACTTGTGAATTTTTTGATAATCATTTTCTGTCTTGAAGTACATTCTCATGAATCCAGAGGCATCACGAGGAGCAAGAACACGGATACCAACGAAGTTTACATTTGGCATACGATCGCGAAGAATGCGTAGCATGATATTAACATGCTCATACCAGTCAACATCCAAGCAATAGGTGTTACCAGTCTTCCTGTCTCGAATGAAAGAATTGTGGTTGAGACTATTCACACCAATGTATGGTTCATCAAAGCGAGAGTTATCAAACAATTTATGATACTTGAGTGGAGGTGCTTCACCATCACTCAGAATCACACACTGAACTTTCTCAACCCTGTGAGTATTCTTGAATTGAGGAATGATTTGATGAAGAGAGATCAATGCTTCATTCAAAGGAGTTCCAGAAAGTGACATTCCAACAGGACAGTTATACAGACACCTGTAAGGTCCAGAGAAGAATTTAGCAAGACGATAGATGTTCAGCATTTGCTCTTCCAGAACCTTTCCTTTGGTTGAACTGGTAAGAATGTTCATCATTGAGAAATACTCTCGAACTTGAACCAACCCATGTTTTTTCTCATATGAGAGATCCATGCAACCATTTGCATCCATTCGAGGATAATCACAGGTAAATGCATATACATCGAATGGAATACTGACCTTCTTACAGAACCAAATCAAATTGAACAGTTGCTTGACTGTATCAGTCATAACATCACACATGGATCCTGACCAATCAAGAACAAACACAAGACCATGGTTCTTGCCATTAGAGAATGTGGTTACTTTCCTGAACAGATCTTCATTGTACTTGTAAGTATGCAGTTTGGTACAATCAAGCACACCAGTGCGAGCAGTCGTAGCACGAGCATATGCACTAGCAGACTTACGACATTCAAACTCCTTCACCAGATAGTTGACTTCTTTCTGAGCATTGCGTTTGAACTCCTTGAATTCTGGATCAACTTCTTCGAATGCAGAAGGGTGAGTACCCATCCACTCATCAGCACAACGCTGATGAATCTCTTCATTAGAAACGATTACTTTCTTAAGATCCAATACAGGCAATTCTGCATAGACATTTTCAGGTCCATAATTAGTCGCAAGATTACGAAGACCCTCCTCAAGAGAACTCATGGTCTTCACATCTGGATCGAAGGTTTCCCCAGGAGAATGATCAGGTTGCTGCACAGGTTCTTCGTCATCGAATCCTTCAGTTTCAGTCTGCTGAGAAGATGATTCAGTCTGATTCTCATCTTCAGACTCAGGTTCACTGTCCATTCCACCTTGAGGAAGATCAAGTTGTTGATCACCTTGATCGTCTTGCTGACTCTGACCAGAAGTCTGCTCATGATTGTCAAACTTCACCTTAGACTCTTCTTCCTGCTTCTTCTTACAGAAAGCGTAGAGATCCTCAGCAATATCAAGAACTTCTTCGAATGTTTCTGAATCTGCAATTCTCTTAATAAGAACAGACTCTTCAGAATCAAACTCAAGATCAATGAAATTACCAATCTTGAAATGTAGATTTGCTTTGTCTGCCAAATTGAAAGTAGAGATATCTTCATCCTCAATCTTGAAGAAATCCTCTTCAGACAATTCAGAGTATCCCCTGTAGAAGGTCTTAGCAAGACCAGGATACTTGCGCTTCATCAGTTTCTCAATGCGAGCATCTTCAACAACATTGACAAACTGTGGTGGAATCTTCCTTTCCTTAAACCAGTCACTATCTGGAGTGAAGAGTGCATGACCAACTTCATGTCCAACCAGAAGGTCATGAACAATCGAAGTCGCACGATTCCACATTGGGAGAGTCAGGACACGAGTATGCACATTGAAGCAAGCAGTCTCAACATGCTTGGTCTCCACAACTAAATCTTCAGTCGCAAGCAGTTTTGCAAGTTGGGACTTGATCTCGTGATTGACAGGCATTGCTTTGTTGCGTATGAGCGTATTATACAAAAGAACCCCGCCGCTTGGGCGAGGTCCTGTGACACTTTTTAAAGTGGTTCAATGCCTGGCGGCGAGATCTCAAAGCCTGGGGGCGCAAGCGCCTCTTCTGGCATTTCTTCGAATGGTGCTGCCAATTCGGTGTCGTTCCCATCTCCCTGTACTGAATGTAAGATATTTATTGTAGGGAACCATCCCAATTTACGCAACTCTGTGATGTCTGCAAGATTTTCCTGACGCTCTCCTGGAGTATCCTCTTTGACTGGAAGATGTCCCATACCCATCGCTTCTGCAAGTTCACGCACAGAAGTCAGGTCTCCACTACCAACAGATATTGGTCCAGTAAAGTCAGAATATGCAAGACACTCGATGGCACTACACACATCCCTAACATGAATCCAGTCTCGTTTGTGGTTAGTAACATACTTTGCAGTCTTATCCTGAAGCATACGATGCATCATATTTCTACGACTTCCTGGACCAAAAACTGTTGTGAACCTCATCCCAACTGAGTTAGGTGGTGCCATCTGCTCATTGATCCACTTCGTCATAGCATATGGGTTTTCCCAATATGCACCCTCTACTGCACTAGAAGAAGCGTAAAGAAGTCTGGTGTTCGTTTCTCTACACCAATCAAATAACTTCTTTGTCTTGAGTACATTATTTGTATAATACTTATTCGGATCTTCAATGCTGTCTCTAATGTCTGCATGTGCAGCAAGATGAATCACAAGATCGTAATCTCCGCCCTCGAAATCTCCAATATCATCAGGACGGTCAATGCCAACTACATCATGATTTGCTTTCCAATGACTGTAAACATGACTTCCAATAAATCCAACATGACCAGTGATCAATACTTTCATAATTTTTTGCTAAATCCTTTGACTTTATCAAACCTGATGATGTTATCAAACTTGTCAAGTAACTCATCAGTCTTATGTGAGATGACAAATACATTTGCGTCACTCACAACATACTTGATAATCTTTGTGAAATAGTCTGTACCAAACCCATCAAGTGAACTATCAAAGATCTCATCCAGAATCAAGAGGTTAGTGCTTGCAGAGTTCTTCATCTTTGCAATCTCTCGCCAGGTAAAGAGGAGAGACAAGTCAATTCTCATCTTCTCCCCCTCACTGAATGATTCATAACTAAAATCTTCGTGGATGGGGGACTTCACCGTCTCTTTGAATTCTTCATCCAGAGAGAAGTTAATATAGAAGTCCATCAACTGAAGATACTTGTTGATCTGCTGATTCATAAGAGGCAGATATCTCTTAATGATTTTGGATTTTACTCCACCATCCTTCATTAAAGAATGTGCGAAATCGTGGTAAACATTATTCTCTTTTTGTTCGGATTGTTTAGACTGTAATCCCTCCAGTTCCTCAACTAATTTTTCTAATGCATCGCGTTCAGTATTTCGGTTTGCAAGGTTACTGGTAATAGTTTGAATTTCCTGTTCCAGATCTCTTGATCTGTTCCGTAATCCTGAAATCCTAGTATTTGCTTTAGAAATTTCATGCGTTAAGTTTGTTGCCTCCTTAGAAAGAACCTTGAATTGGTTTTCTTTTTCCTCTTCAAGTCTGATGGCATCCTCTAACTCTTGGAACCCCTGTTGAAGTTCTTTTGCTTTAGACTGGGCATCATTAATTCTATTTAAGCGAAACGATTCCTCAATATGCTGGTCACAGGTAGGGCATACCGTATTCTCGTTAAAAAACTTATGCTCTTTAGTAATGGTTGCAACTTTTTGTTGCAGTTTGCCACGAAGTGTCCCAAGTTTCTTAAGTTTTTTGTTAGAACCTGAAGACACTTCCATCTTCTCTTCAACTACTTTTAACTCCTCTCCATATTCATCAATATCTTTCAACAAAGCATCTACACTCTCATCAAACTCTTTGATTTTGCTCTGCTTTTCCTTGATACTCTTCTTTCCAGTCTGCTCCAGATCTGATATAAAATTCTTCTGCATATCAATCTTCTCTTCTACCAGATCCTTACGGATGGTAAGTTCACGAATGCTCTCGTTCGTGCTGCGAATCTTCTCACGCAGGATATTACTCATGTAAGAAAAGATCTTGATGTCCAACAGATCTTCAATGATCTCACGACGACTTGCTGCTGGGAGTTGCATGAAAGGAACGAATGATGCACTACCCAAGATGACGATTTGAGTGAATGACTTGTAGTTTAGTTTCAGAACATTCTCTTCCAACCACTTCTGCTGATCAGATGCTGCTGCAGCACGGTCAAGAAGTTCACCATTCTTGTAGATCTCAAACACATTTGGTTTGATACCACGGATAACTTTCCACTCAATTGAACCAGTGGAGAACTCAATCTCTACAATGCAATCTTTCTCATTAACAGAGTTAATCAGTTGTGGTTTATTGATCTTACGGAATGGTTTATTGAACAGCACAAAGGTAAGGGCATCCAACACTGTGCTCTTGCCTGCTCCGTTAGTTCCAACAATCAGATTTGTTTGTGCCTCTGTAAAATCAACTTCAGTAAATGTATTTCCTGTGGACAGGAAATTACGCCATCTTATCTGTTTG